TCGTACGCGCCGAAAATCGACGCCACCAGATCGAAAACCCACTGAGCGCATGACTCACCGAACGTCGGGCTGCCAGGCGCATCGACGATCTTCAGTTGCTTGAAGATCAGAAGCGCCTGCTCGGCCTGCTCGGGAAAAATTGGCGGCGGAATGATGGACTCGCCTCGCTTGAGCCGGTCGGCCCAGTCGAGGCAGCTTGTCTTCCATTCCATCGATCACTTCCGGTTGTTCACCACCAGCTTCGGGGGAGCCGTCGCCGCAAACTTGCCGGCACCGACCTTCTTTGCTGCATCAGCCTTCGCGTCTTTCTTGCCGGCCTCGCCTACCTTGGCGTGTACGAACGGCATGAGCGCCTTCGCCGCGTCGACGCGCAATTTCGGTTCCGTGCGGCCGTCATTCATGGCGGCGATCAGAAACGCCTTCGGGTCGGTGAAGTTCGTCATCGACTCGACATCGAATTTCGGGACCGACTTCTCTTCCGGCGCCGGCGGTTCGGCTTTCGGCTTCGATTCCTGCTGGATGCGCTGGGCAGCCAGGTAGAGGACAACGTCCTTGTCTTTAACAAGCCGCGATCCAGCAGCCGAGGCCGTCGCCGCACTGTACCCTGCCGCGATAGCCGCGTCCTTATTGGACTTCCCGGCTAAAACAGCATCGGCGAAGAGCCGTTTCTTGCTGTTAAAAGCCATTAACAAAAGCTCCAAAAAGGGAAAAATTCTGCGCGTGAGAGAACGATCGGTTTCCCGGCATGCGAAACGCTAGAGATTCGATACCCCCACCCCCAACGTCGCCGCAGAGGCCATCAGCAGGCCGCAGGACGGCCGCGTTCAGCCTCGCGCGCGCGCCGCTGCCTCCTGTGCCGTCTTCGCGCTGTGGCACTCGACGCACAAAAGGTTGAGGTTCTCATCCTCGTTGCTGCCGCCCTGCTCGAGCGGCACGTCATGGTCAACCTGATCGCGCCACGGCAGCCATACGCAGCCGCAGCGCTTGCACTTGAACTGCTGCTCGACAGCGATGCGCTGCCGCGTCTTCACCCACTTGCTACCGCGTACTCGTGGCGTCGTGCCTGCCTTGGCTTCGAGTGTTGCAACGCGATTGGTGTTCGCCGCCTGAATGCGCGGCTTGAGCGTCGATAGCTTGCGGCTCATTCTGCGCTCCAATCACACGCAACCTTGATTACACCCACTGTAGAATCGTTGCGCCGGAAGGGCCGGCTCAACATAAAAGGAAACAGAATGGCAGACCAAAGCAAACCAGCGTTTCCCGTACCAGACGTTGTCAAGGGTACGGTTAAATTGACATCCGAATTTACCGGGATGACTTTGCGCGACTACTTCGCCGCTCAAGCAATGATGGGGCTCGTCACGAGCGAGGCATTCGCACGAGACGAGAAGCATGTCGCTGCGGTGGCATATAAATTCGCGGACGCCATGCTCGTTCACCGCGAGCACGGCTAAAGCAAAAAGCCCGCGAGGTTTTCACCTAGCGGGCTTCTTTTCCTATGGGCGAGCGAACGCCCCACGAACCGAATAATAACAAAGTTACGAAGAAACTCAACCGGTATTATTGTGTGACCGATGTGCCGGCGGGCGGTACCGAAACGAAAGAGAGCCGAGGCTTCTTGCCCTCCGTCTCAACAATGACTCGGAGCAGCTGCGAAGTAACGCCGACGCGATCGGCTTTTTTTTCGCCTAGGCCTGTCCACGGCGAAAACTGGACGTTCATAAGAGATCCATTTTTAAGTGGCATGCTGTCTTCGTCAGGCTTTCCGGCCGCCGATCGCGCCTCCGCAAACACTATACCCGCATCTCCCTTGCGTCTATGAGCGAGTAGCCGTTCGTCCGAAACATAGCTTTCCACCATCACTGCGAAGTCTAGATTCGCACCTCGGTCAACTGCAATTTCCGACTGGCTGATGTGGGCGCGAAGCTTGAACCCAATGCGCTCAATCCGAACCGCACACTCAGGGAGCCGGAGCTGATGGAACGGCGTTGCAGTGAGATCGACCTCGCATCGAGCATTTATCTCATATGTCAAGTCCTTCCCTCCCTCAAACAGGCCAACTGACTTGGCAATCTCGGACAGGATGATGCCGTGAGCATCACCCAAAATCCCGACGAGATTCATGCCCCGTTCACCAGTCTTAACCGAGAACAGATCATGGTCCGGGTCGGTCGCGTAGTCAGGATTCAAGGCAAGATCAATCTTTTTTTCGCCCGGCGTATCGTCTATCAACATGACCGCTTGCGCTGCGAACCCTATCTCTGTGAATTCCGCTGCATTCACGTGCAGATAAAATGAAATGTGTCGACCTGGAAGACCCCACTCTTCTGGCGTCAGGTCCCGCACAACAAAAAGATCAATGCCCTTTCCTTTGGCGTAGGCGATTGCACCTTCCTCGAAACCGGACGTCGTGAATATGGCTCCGTTGTTTGCATTCAACGCCTCAATGCTCGATGCAAGAACGTCAATTCGATCGCGCCCCACAGGTTCCTTCCATCGCTTGCATTCGACAAGCGTCGTAAACTTGTGAAAGCGCGATCGGCGGACGATCTTGACGTCGGTCTGTCGCCTCGCACCGTAGCGATCGACCTCGGTTACGTCGCGCTGTACCGTAACTTCCCCGTCGCCTTCGTATAGCTCTTTCACAAAGACTTCGAACGACGCCCAGTCGTAATATTTATGCATGAACCCCGACATGTTCATTTCCTTCCGCCAAAGAGAGTCGCAATCAAGCAGGTTGATGATCTTTCAGCCAATCGCGCAGCGCATCATTCATGCGCGTCTGCCAACCATCGCCGGACGCCTTGAACGCCTCGACGATGTCCGCATCGTACCGAACCGACAGCAACACTTTCGTCGAACTCAAACGAGGTCGGCCGCGTGCCCCAAGTTTTTTCATCTTGGCAAAGTCTTCTGCCGGAACCTCGTATGTGTCCGGATCTGCGGCAATGCCGCGGTTGATTGCCGCGTCCTCTTCGTCCGTCGGCATGATGATCTTACGTTTGCTCATAGCTCTTCACCTCGCGCTTGTTCGCCTTCCGCATGCTGATGATGTGCATTGCTTCGCCGCGCTGCGTGAACACCACACAATACAGGCGGTCGCCGATTACGCCGAATCCAACTTCGCGCACTTCTTTGTAGTCGCGACGCGCATCGACGTAGGCCATCACTTCCGACCAGTCCAGCATTGCAGCCAGTTCAAGCGAAACACCGTGCTTGTCGATGTTCGATTCGTTTTTTGCGGTGTCGTAGGTGATGTCCATGTGAATAATTGTAGCTACAGTTAATAGGGAACGCAAGTGATATTAGTAGCTACAATATTTATACGCCGCGAATGAGATTCTTCGCGAACAGGGCCGGCCTCAATAGCCGCTTAGCTTCGGCATAGTCGGCGTCCTGCGACGCGGGGCTGCGCGGATTGCGGAACACAACCGCGCCAGCGACGAAGTTGCGCACTGCGGTCATGACTGCAACGCGATGCGCGAGCGACAGCTTCTGTATGAGCGGATCGACCGCTTCGCCGGTCGCTGCGCGCAACTGTCGATCGACGACTTCCGACAGGTCGTCATAGTCCATCCACTGGTTGCTGATCTTGAAATCACGGCAAGTCGGATCCGCCCGGCCGTAACCGAGCGCGGGCTCGTATGCTTGGCTCCATTCGTACCACTCCGTCAGCACCGCGTCGATCTCGTCTGCAGCAATGGCGCTTGTCGTCATGTTGGGTAGCCTCTTTCCGTATTGTTCGCAGCGTTCGCCATGCTTCATTCCAATTGCGCAGATCGTTTGCATTGCACCGAGAAATTCGTAAATTCGTTCATGCGGACAGCCTTTGCATGTCCTGCTTTCCAACGCGATCAGCGTTTCGACCGGATCGCGATATATGCCACGCGGCCGCGCCGTCACATAACCACCGTGAAGTGAATGCCGTGGTGCATGAGCCAATCGACCAGTGCAGCGCGCAGCTCGGCATCGCGCGGAAACGGGAACTCGACCTGTAGCCTCATCGGCTCGGCGGGATTGCGCGCGTCAATCTGCCCAGCGAGTGGACAGCCGTCGAACGAAATAATTTTGGCGCGGGTAACGCTGTCGACGTGTTGGCAGCTTGACGCGACCAATACGCTGGGCACGTCAGCAAAATGGATGTATGCGTGTGCGCTCATGATTCCATCTCCTTGACGTCCCATTCCAGATCACCACTGGCGAGAAACGCCGTCAATGTGGTGCGGTTATATTCGACCGGCGCTTTCGCGCGGTAAATGCCGTCACCGACCCAATCCAGATCACCCGGCAAAAAGCCGCCGCGATAGTGTTCCGGTATCCACGCCTCGGCGTAGACAAAGCGCGGGCCGCGATGCTCGTACATCACGCGCTCGAGCCGGTAGACCGTCGTCTCGATACGCCTGGTCTTTCCGTAGGTCGCGAACTGCGCCCGACCCACCCGACGGCCATGCCTCAACCAGCCAACGCCGTCGGGGATCTCAATCCACAATCTCAAACCGCCTCCTGCATTTCCAATCCCATCTTTCGAGCGCGTACCGGAACCCACCGCGCGAGTGCTGCGTGGGTGGCATCGCGCCGCTGTTCCTTGGTCGGCACCTTCGACTGGTCAAGCCAGTAATGGCAAACGCCACAACCTGGAAACGTAAACTCGTGATCAGCCTTGCGCCCCTTCGCTTTGCCGTGCTCCAGCAAATTCGAATGACACGGGACGACCGTCTCGTCGACGGGATTAAAGCGGCACACGCCCGGCACGCGCAAATAACACGGCTCGTTGCGGCAGGCAGCGAGATACTTCGATCCCTCAGCGACCTTGACGCGCTTCTTCTTCGTCTTGATCGCTGCCTTGCGCATCAGTGTTTGGGTGTGGAACGTCGTCTTGAAGGCGTCCGTCTGCTTGCGCTTGAATCCGGTGCGTGCGAGCGGCACGCCGCGCTTCATCGGTGCCGAGCGCTTCATCCTGCCTCCGGCAAGCAGCGCATTTCGACCGATACGCCACTCGCGGCCAACACCGAACGCCGACCTTCGCGCCAGAAGTGGAACGCCAGCTCGCGCAACGATGGCGCGACTGCTGCGGCGTTGAATTCGCGGTCAAACCATGCATCGAATTCCTCTCTATCCGTCATGCCGCCATCCGACCGCTTCGCACCATCGCCGCCATCGCGCCAGCCACGACTGAATCGGCACGCGGCCACCATTCAGCAGATGCGCGATATTGCTCGTCGAGCGCGCGCTCGAGGCACCGAGGGTCGACAACGGACTTCATGAGCTTGCGATTCGCAGCCCAGCGGCGCGAACGCTCGCTTTCAGGTGTCTTGAATGCTGGCATGGGCGCGTTGTTGCCGGCGCCGAGGCGATAGAAGACTTCGTGATGTCGCCCCCGGTAGGATTCGATGTGCGCCTCACCAGCGGCGATCAGCTGATTCAGGATCACGCGCACGAACTTGTTTCCGCAGCCGATCTCGTCTTCAATTTCCTTGGAGGAGCGCGCCACCGCGTCGCTCATCAATTTCATGAACAGCGGTCGATAGATTGAAGGTCTTCCCATGTCACACCTCTCCAATGTCAAACATGCCGCCCTTGGCTTTGCGCACCAGGCGAATGACGAACGGATACTGAGACGCGGCCGCCTTGATCTTCACGTTCGCGTCTTCCTCCATGAAACCCTTGAATTCGTGCAGCTCAAGCGCACCGCTCGCGACGATCACCGCGAAGTCGGGCGTGTAGAACGTGTTGTCGGCGAGACGCTGCTTGATTCCCTCGAAGCGGAACCAGAGCACTTCGCCGATGTGCCTGAGCGCTTCAAGGCGCGCTGCGTATGCTGTTTCAGACTTGTTCATCTTTCCGCCGCCCATCCGGCCAAACTGTCGATGCACCGCGCGCGGATCACCGACCATTGTCGCGATCTCGGTACCGAGCGCCGGCTGTTCTGTAGATTCCAGGCGGGCCGCCGCGCTGGCGATCTGTCCGCGCACGCGGGCCGTGCCGAACATGCCGCCAGTGATAGCGCTTTCCGGGTAGCGGAGTGCGTTCTTGGTCATGAGGCGTAGTCGTCCACAGGCATTAGCGCATCGCCAAACGTGCGGCGAGCGAATTGGTACAGATCGGCGGAATTGAACCGCTGCGCATCATTGAGCGCGTGTTCTACGGCCTTCATGTCTTTCGCAGCGCGGGCAACGATCACCCGGTAGTAGCGCCAGTCCTCATCTGCCTTGCGCTCGCGCTGACCAAGCTCTTTGCCCTTCGCATCGACGCCTTCAGGGGACTTGAACCATTCCCCAAGCTGAACGGCGGCAACCGTTACCGGCGCGCTCGTCGGCGTCATGACCTCGGCAACGAAAGGAGCAACGAAGCCTGTATACGTCGGGCGCTCGTCGCAATCATCGCCGCGGCGCGCAACAGCGCGGCGATGCGCTTCACGAAGCTGGTCAGCATTCACGCCCTTACCGACCCACGTGAGCACGTGGACCCGATCCTTGGTGCGATCAATGGTCAAGCTCTTGCCGCGTTCGGCTTCCAGAGCGATCAGGAGATCCGTGAGTTCACGCTCGGGGTTGATGTCGCTTTTTGAATCACTGGCAGCAGCAGCGGCAAAGTTATCCACAGGCGGCTTCGCGTGCGTTGCTGCTGTAATCTCTGAAGTAGTCTCTGCAGTAGTCTTTGTCTGAATAACGACTTGGTCTTTTCCATCCCCGCGGTCGAGGTTTTCAACGGTCGGCGGACAGGGTTTTTGCTCGTCGGCGGAGTTGTGTTTCCCTGTTTCCCGAAATGGACTTTCCCCATTCCGGGGAATGGACTTAACCGGTTTCGGCGTATCACCGCACAAAAGCGCTTCGAGAGCGTCCTCGTCGATGCGGAAAAACAGCTTATGTTCGAGTCGCTTGTTGGTTTCGACCAGCACGCCACGCGTGCGCAGCGCCTTGCGAGCAGTGCGCTGTTCTTCGTAGGAAAGCCCAGTCTCTTCCTGAAGCTCATCGGCCGTTTTGAAAACGCCGAGCGGGTTCTGGGTGCGTGCCTGCCAGTAGAAAAGCTGGCCAAACAGAACCGCTGCGTTCACGCCTCCAAGCTTCGGCGCAAGGCCGGGGTGATACGCGATCGGACGCCCGATCTCGCGAAGCAAGTCTGTCAGCTTCACGCGGCGTCCTCGACCGGCAGGCCAACGGTGTCAGCGAACAAGCCGGTTTCCAGGCATTTGCGCGAGCCACGAACCACGAGCGCGCCCTGCTCGATCAATTCTGGGACGCGGCCACAAACACTGCCAAGACGAATGTTCGTGCGATCGGAGATCTCTTGACGCGTCAGAGTCACTCCCACGTCGTAGAACAGGTCGAGAATGATCTCGTGTTGCGTGCGGCGCTTCGCGCCCGCGACGAAGTCATAGCCGGCCAGTTGCGTGTGTGTGGCGCGCATCAGGACACCTTTCGGAGATCGTGTTGGACCGCTTCGCCGGTCGTGGACAGCGCCGATTCGACGACGCGCAAGGTGCGTTGCTTGACGCGGATGTCATCGACCAGGCTGCTGTGAAGTCTCGGCAGTTCGCCCGGGTCGACGCCGTCGAGTAAGTCAGCGGCGTCGGACTCGGTCCGATGATTCGCGCGCATGATCGTCTGCACCAGCTCGTGAGCGTTGATCTGCGCATCGGCATCGTGATGGCGCGCACGCGCCGCGCAATCAATCTGGACGAGGATCTCGTTCAGCAAATCGACGCGCCGCTCGAGCGGCAGCGCGGCGAGAATCGAATTCTCGAAGTTGGCCGGCATCAGGTTGTTGTCTTTCGACTCGTCGTCGAGCCAGCGCCAGATGCGGTCCGCGTGGTTCTTCTGTGTGGTGTAGACGTCGCCGTGCTTGTCGAACACGATCACGCCCGACAGGTGACCGCCAATTCGCTCGTGGGCCGCGACGATCTCGGCCGCCGCCGTCTCGCGGCTCCAGCTGCGCGCCTTGCGCCAGGCGGCGACATGGTCGCGGATGATTTGGATTCGGGACTTGTGCGAACTGTCTCGCATGATCTGTCACTCGTTAGTAGCTACAGTGTCAACGTGCGATAAGGACAACTAAGCCGCCGCACGTGACACAGGGAGAGAAAAAATGAAAACGCTACGGGAATCTTTTGCTGCCGCCCTGCCCGATGGGGCAGCGGCAGTTACTTCGCTGCTACTGCTGGTTGCGCTGCAGCCACTTTCAGCGCCTCAAACTGCTTGGCCAGTTCCGCACGCGCCACGTCGTATTCAGCTGGGTGGCGCGCGCCGCGTACCGCAATCGCGCACAGGGCCTCGCGGATCTGTTTCTGTTCCGTTGCTGTGAGCGCCATGCTCTCTATCTCCAACGTGCTGCGAATTGGGGTGAGGATCCCGGCTTTCGCCAGTAGAATTCGGAGTTCTCACACAACCGATCTCTACGGGGACCCTCATGACCTTTCTACAAAATCCGCAGCAAACTGCAGCTGCTCAACAACAGGCGTTAACGAACCTTCCCAAAGCGCTACAGATTCTGGACTCGCACACCGGCGATATTCAGGCGCTGAAGGTCGTCATCGCCGCGATCGCTGCTGCGCTATCCGACAACGAGGCATTCAAGCGCGAACTGGAACAGCAGCTTTCGAAAGCACTTCCCCAACCGGGCCAACTCGTGCCGCACAGTCAGCAACCGATCGTCACCCATGCAAAGAAGACGCTCCGGGAATTGCTTCCGCCCGCTCAGGCTGCGCTGATCCGAGACTAACCTCAGCCTCGCACTCCGCGAGACATGCGAACGGCCGGACGGCCTCGTCGTACCACGCTCGAAACTCCGGCGTCGCCTCGGCGCGTCGGAGCGCCTCCGCCCGGACAGGGGCGAGCATCGTGTGCAGCAGAGACCACAAGAAAAGCATCACTTCGACGTACAGTCGCTTCATATCAGGCAGCCTCTCTATCAAGCGTTGTGCGCACACAGCTTCCTCACAAAGGTGAATCTCATGTCAGGCAGCTCTCGAGAAAACGCCACCGCCGTCGTCATTGAAGATGTCGGGGCGACGCAAGCGGACGCTGGCGGGGATTCCGCGAACCTTCCAGTTGTGGACGCGCTGGGTTCCACCTCTCTTGAAGCCGAGAAGCTTGGCGACGCGCGCGGGGCCGCCGAGCCGCTCAATGAGAGCCCGGTCGGATTCGGGGGAGAAGGTGGGTGTGTTCATGAGACGCCATTAAACACCACGTTTAGTTTTGCCGCAAGCAATTTAAACGCGCCGTTGAACAACAAAACGTTTACTTCGGCGACCATTGCGCGCATGCACGCGACAATGGAACGGTTATACGAAGCCGCTCGTCTCCTCCACAAAATCGAGGGGCCGGCGAAGCTCGCCAATTTTTTAAATATTTCAGAGCAACTGGTTAATAATTGGCAACGCCGCGGCATCTCCAAGGGCGGGATGCTCGATGCGCAAAAGAAGGTCGGTTGCAGCGCCACTTGGCTGGAAACTGGCGAACCGCCGATGATGGCCGCGAATCTCACAGCGACCCACCATGGCCGCGCTGGGTCCGATTCACCGAAAAGTGACCGAAAGAAACCAGTAATCAAAACGCAGACTGAATCCGACCGCGATACACTGCCTGCCGGGGAAACTTCCGTGCACCGTCTGCGCAGGGCACTCAGTGATAAAGAAGTGTCGCCAACCGAACTGGCGTCCGTTGCGGGCGTTGGCGTTGAAACGGCTGCACTCTGGCTGGGCGGTATTGGTCCCGATATTTCGATGGTTCAAGCCGTTGCGATACAGAATACCTATGGCGTGAATTCGGTGTGGTTGCTCAAGGGCAAGGGAGAGCCCGGTGTGGCCGTACGGTACGCGGACGCGTTCGACCCGATCACGAATCTTAAATGGCAAGGCGTGCCAGTGGTGGGGTTTGCTCAATTGGGCGATAACGGACATTTTGTCGACATCGATTATCCCGTCGGATACGGCGAGGGGTTCGTTGCCGCACCGACAGAAGACAAAGACGCGTACGCCCTGCGCTGCGTAGGCGACTCAATGCGCCCGCGAATTAAGGACAGGGAATTCGTGGTTGTCGAGCCAAACCATGTAGTCGAGCCCGGCGACGAGGTCTTGGTCAAATCGAAAGACGGTCGGGTCATGGTGAAGGAGTTTCTTTACGAACGCGCGGGACGGGTGCACCTGATCTCGGTTAATGAGACGCACGCACCCATCGCGATCGATAAGGACAACATTGAGAAGATCCACTACGTTGGATGGATCGCGAAGCCGTCCGCTTGGAGACCAGGCTGAAGACGCTTTGAACTAGGCTGGATTTGCAGCCCTCAAAAAAGAAAGATTGTCGTCCAAGCAGGCACAGCGGCTCAAAGCCAAGCAGCAGAGTGCAGAGTCAAATTTGTGATCTGGACAGCGCATCCAACGCGTCAGCTCGACGGCAAGGTCGGCAAAAATAACCAGACTACGCCTTAACTTTTCCACCGCGCTGCCGTTAAGAAGAAATCTTGGGGACCAACATGAATGAACAAGTGGAAGGCGCTCCAGCGAAGCAACCGGACAATGCGTCGATCGACGTGCTCGTTTATTCCGGGCAGATCAGTAGGAGCGGCTATGATCTGGTATGCAACGAATTGCGCAACAAGAAGTCGAAAAAGCTGTTGCTCGTCCTTTCAACGCCGGGCGGCGATCCGCATTCCGGATTTCGGATTGCTCGGGCGCTGCAGCACGACTATGACCAGTTCGAAGCCTTGATTCCGTGGCTATGTAAAAGCGCCGGCACTCTCATATGCATAGGCGCAGCCCATCTTTGGCTCGACGATCAGAGCGAATTGGGCCCGTTGGACGTGCAAGTGAAAAAGATGGACGAGATCGTCGGTCGAAACTCGGGACTCGACATCTTTCAAGCGGTGAATTATTTGCAAAATCAGGCGATGACTGCTTTCCGCTCATACCTGATGGAACTGACGCGCAAGGCCGCGCTGTCGACGCGCGTAGCGTCCGACATCTCAACGAAACTGGCGACGGGGCTGTTTGGCCCGGTTTTTGCTCAAATTGATCCTATGCGCCTTGCCGAGATGCAGCGGGCAACTGACATTGCATTCGCCTATGGCGAGCGGCTGAACTCGAAAAGTAATAATTTGCGTGCTGAAGGGCTGGATAAGTTGATTATCGGTTACCCTTCGCACGGATTTGTTATCGACCGCAAGGAAGCATCGAGTGTGTTTGTGCGCGTCGGGAGACCAGAAGGCCTCCTGGCACAAATCAGCCAAGCGTTATACGATTCGAGTAAACCAACATTTGAAAATGATCCGCCAAGCGTTAAGCTGTTCACACTCGGCGGACAACAAGAAGCAAGCCAAGATCCTACTGACGGAGCGACCGATGAGAACGTACCAAACCCCGAACCGGGTCAAGGAGGCGATGGCGCAAGCCAGCCTCAAGACGGCTCAGACAGCGAGCAAGCTCAACAGCTACGCTCGATCGCACTCACCTTCGGCAGCCTCGGCCGGGTCACAGACCCGGATTCCGGACCTGAATAAATTGATGCACCGGTGAAACGCCACACATCTACGCTAAAGCCCGCCCCGAGCGGGCTTTTTTTCGTCTACGCATAACGAAGCAGGCATCGCTGCGGCTTCCAGATCACCCGTGCTCTCTGGATCAGCCAGCGACTTACGACGCTTTAATACGCAAGCGGTTTGGGCAATCGGGCGTTTTGTGCAACGAATCGCTAACTGCACGCCGCACTGCAGGACCACCCAACTAAACATTTTGTTTGACTGAAGTATAAACATCGTGTTTAATTCATCTCACGCACTCACCGACCTACGGGAGACCTTGAGATGAGCACCCTGCACGCACCCGCTGCGCGCCTCACAGAGGCAACGCGGACGACGAACGAGATCGATTACTTCGAGAACGGCGGCATGACCGACGCCGAGCTCGACCGGTACGCGCGCCGCACGACGAAACGCCCGCTGCTGTGCTTTGCCCTCCTCGCCGCTTCGCCGTTCATCATCGAAGGCCTCTGCCGTTTGTTCGGAGCCTGGTAATGCGCGATCTGAAATTCTGCCTGCGCATGACCGCGGCTCTCGTCGCGATCGTCGTGATCCTCGGTATCGCTCAGAAATGGGACGACGCCGAAACCGAACACGTTCGCGTGTCGATGCGTAACACCTGACCCCGTAAAGGCTCACCCATGGATTCCTTCCTGTGGTCCCAGTTAGTACTGCTTCTGATTGCGGCGTTTGTGGCTGGCTGCGCCGGGTTCATCCTGGGGAGCCTTTGCGCCACCAGCGCTCGTGCAGATTGCGGTGATCCGCTTCTGCCGCGCGAGTTTGAACACGAATGCGATGCGCACTGCTATCCGCGCATTGGCGACTAACTCTCGGTCCGGCGGCTCCCAGGGCCGCGACTTTGTGGGCGCTGTGCTGGCCCACTCTTTTTGGAGTCTCTATATATGAGCGGATTTTGTGTTTTTGCATCCTCGATGCAGATCGCGCGCGAGCGTGCTGAAAAGCGCGTGCCGACGCGCGACCCCAAAACGAAGGTGCTTCTGACCGAAGTCGAATACCGCGCAGCCATCGAAGAAGTGGCAACCGAGATCTTCGCGGCAATGAAGCCGGTGCAGGTATCTCCGGCGTTCGATGCGCCTCACTTCTGTGACGAATGGATCTCGCTTGCCCGCACGACCGGTCTTTACGAAGGGTACGTCGTCAAGTGCCGCGGCGTGTCACACGACAAGAACGGCGCACCGAAGATCAGCAAGACCAAGCGCACCGAGATCATCACATGGGTCATCTACGACGCGAGAAAAGTAGCGTGATCAGAAAAAATCGAAAGGGCATGGCTGACTTACCTCCAGACCGATTTGTTGAGGTCCCGAACTTCTCGCCAATCCGCCTTCGCCTTTTCGGCGTGCTCGCGAATCTGGTTAAGGCTCTCGGTTGCGCGTTCCATGCGCACAGTCATATTGCGCTTCATAACGTCTCCGACCGTAGCATCCTCGTTTCCATGCCGCAATCGAACATCTCTAATTGTGAGTGTGACTTGACGACTGATTCGCAAAATTCGCCTGAGGACCACGGGCATGATTTCGGTATTCATCACGTCCTTAAGCATCGCCTGAGCTATATCCAACCGATCCGTCGTGTGGGAGAACTCGAGCTCAGGATTGTAGTTCGCCATATACGTACTGGCACCCTCCAGTGCCATCAGCGCATCCTTTGCGATTTCGTGCGCATTGGTAACGACGCGAGCCTTTTCGTGCAAGACCGCTTCCCGCAGTTTATCCGCCTCGTATTGCCTTTGATTGCGTGGAATCCAGATGGCAATCCCTATACCTATCGTCGCCCCCACAGCTTGCGCCCAAGCGGCCCAATCCGATTTGCTGAGATCCCAAACGTTCTGAACTATAACGACTGCCCCGATAACAAGTACCGCGCTGATATAGCTTACAAGCCACTTTTGCATATCCGATCCCTTTTACTTTTTTTCGCGATCGTAGCATGAGCCTCGCCCAACAGAGCAAGTCAGTCAAGCCGGTGCGAACACAGCCGGCATTGCTCGCAGTCACGGCGCCCGCTACTGCTGCGTGCCTGTCGGTAATGGCCTGCTCGCAGCGTGGCGGGTTCGTCGCCAAGCGTGGGCTGACCTGGCTTCGCAAATCGTCGTTAGTTGCGGTAACTGTCCGTCATCGAGTTCATCACTTTGATCGATTGCTCAAAAAGTCTGATAGCGAGACGAACGTCCTGCGTCCAGTCACGCAACAAGCCTTTGGTGAAATCGTCTTCCATGTTGTCCGCGAACAAATGTCCGCTCCGATGAATTGCGAACGCAAGACTGTTTGCCACGGAAAATGCTTTCGTCAATATCTCGCCGCTTTCGCTCGGGAGAGGGCTGAGCAGCACCAGTTGCTCGGGCGGCGGAGTCCAGCTCATTGCGTGGCTCGCTCCGTCTGCCGCCTTCCATCGCGCCGAATCGAGCACGTCGGCATCCCCGGAGAGAGCGTTAAGCGTCGCTTTAGCGGAGGCAAGCAGGGTCTCAGCGCGAGGGATCATATAGACACAAGTCGTGCGTGCAGCGGTGTTTGCCACCAGACGCTGTTGCCACTGCTGCCATACCGCAATGCCAAGTGCCGCGAATACAGCGGCGCAGGTTCCGAGGGCGGTAAGTGCATCCACCCAGTCCTTTGTTGTTGGCTTGAAAACCGAAAACGGCCAAATGGCGAATGCGCCATACCCAAGCAAAGCTCCAAATCCAATAAGGATCAAACAGCGCGCAGTGTCTTTCATGTGCCCTCCGAGTGACGCGGATCCTAGCATGGCTGCTTACTACAACGAGATCGACCCATACGCCGCGCAGTGGCTGCGCAACCTAATCGCCAAGGGGCATATCGCCGCCGGCGAAGTTGATGAACGGAGTATTGAGGATGTTCGACCAGACGACCTTCGCGGATTCACACAGTGCCATTTCTTCGCCGGAATCGGTGTCTGGTCGTACGCGCTTCGACTCGCCGGCTGGCCTGATGACCGACCTGTTTGGACCGGTTCCTGTCCGTGCCAACCTTTCAGCGCGGCAGGCAAAGGACTTGGGTTTGCTGACGAGCGGCACCTCTGGCTGTACTGGTTCCATCTCATCAGCGAGTGCCGACCTCCAGTCATCATTGGAGAGCAGGTTGCGAGCAAGGACGTCGATCCTTGGATCGACCTTGTACACGCTGACGTGGAAACCTTGGACAACGCCTTTGGGTGTCAGCCGTTCCCGGCTGCGGGCGTCGGCACGCCGGGAATCCGCGATCGAGCTTTCTGGCTGGCCGACGCCAACTACTCGCGACCACAAGGACGGAAGCGAGTGCGCGAACGTACCGTTGAACGCGCTGCTCGGTCGAGTAGCCTGGCTCGCGGGTTGGCCGACGCCTACAGCCGCACTCGCCGAGAAGGGCGTCCGGACGTTCGAGGGCGGCTTGATCGAGGCGATGCGCAACCACGGACCGGATCTAGCGGCAGCAGCTTGCCTAGCTGGCTGGCCGATGCCAACGGCGACGGATGCCCTGCGGAAGCCAGCAGCGAACTTCACCACGAAGAACATCACGCTCAATCACGCAGTGGCTCTGTTGAAAGACAACCCGCAGGCGGCCCGACTAACGGCTTCTGGCGAGATGCTGATTGGCTCTTCTGCCGCGATGGAAAGTGGCGGCCAGTTGAACCCGGCACATTCCCGCTGGCTGATGGGGCTCCCTCCCGAGTGGGACGACTGCGCGCCTACGGCAACGCGATCAACGCGCAAGCGGCAGCAGAGTTCATCTGCGCAGCGCGCGAAGCTACCGAGCAGTGAATATCTGCTAAACGATTAAACGGTGCTTATGCGCCACACTAATGAAGCGAGATCACACCATGACCGACAACATATTACGAAGCACAGTGCCAAAGGCAGGTTCAATCGCTCCAGTCAATAACAAGTTCAAGAGTCCGATTCTTGATCAAGGCCATTTGCTCATCAATTGCATGAATGTACGAACCATACCCGTTGTTCGCGATACCCCTGCCGCGATCGGCAACGGTCCTGCGGATGTTCGTGCAAGCGAGATCAATGGCCAGAAGAGCCGTCGCGACGTGAGTAGGCAACCCATACAACGGAATCTGGCGAATTTGTGCGACGTGCTCGTTGATCCTTTCAACAAGCTCCTCGCTGTTAGCGGTCAGAAAACTCTGGCTACCAACAATGTTGCGAGCCTCTTCCAAGGTGACGTAAAGGTGCTCCACCACAAGGCGTGCGACATACACAACGTCATGCAGCGCCGCTCTACTTTTGTAAATGGCGCGCCTTTCGGCTTCGGCCTGCTTGGCAACGTCGATATGTCTCTGAACAAAAACTACTCCGAATGCGCCGCCGATCGCTGCAACCGCCGCTATAGCTTGGATCAAAGTCAACCAATCACCGTGGTGCCAAGACATGCGTGAACTCCCAATTTTGTTTTCTGGCGCGATGGTACGTGCACTGCTCGACTGCAGCAAGACGCAGACGCGCCGCGTCGTCAAAGGCATGGCGCTTGAGTGGTTAGAGCCTGGTATGTTCAGCCCGGAATATGTGGCATCGCCGAGCAGGCTTCTGAGTCCGTACGGATTCGCCGGCGATCGTCTCTGGGTGCGCGAAAGCCTCGAGTTCGTAGACACGGCAACGACGCGACACGATCACGTGCTCTATGCGGCTGACGGTGTTCGGGTGCCACGCGAAACTGGACTTGTCGACTGGGCATGCGACGGCATGGCGTTCGGATTCGCTCGTTCAGTGCCATCTATCCACATGCCGCGTTGGGCGTCGCGAATCTCGCTCGAGGTGACCGGCGTACGTGTCGAGCGCCTGAAAGACATTCGCGAAACCGACGCGCGCGCCGAAGGAGTCACGATTGAGGACCGGCACATGAGTGGCTATTGCGCCGGCGCGCACTGGCCGCCGAGCATTCGCTCGTTCGCCGAGTTGTGGGACAGCCTCAACGCCGCGCGCGGCTATGGCTGGGATGCGAACCCTTGGGTGTGGGTGGTCGAATTTCGCCGGTGTATATGACTACATTACTAAATCCGAGGCAGGTCCCGAAGCGTTCGATTGACTTGCTTCGGGTCGACCGTGTCTATTCCTTCGAGGCCGCCCGCATAGACCACCGACTTCAGTTGCGGACCGAGAACTGTATTCACTCCCTCTGGGAATATGGTCCAAACCTGATCACCAGCGACGATAGCATCTACGACATCGATGACCGGAGCCTCTGCAGGCTCACTCACCCACTGGTTCTGCTTGGGGTTCACCTGCGCCCAACGCACGTGTGTGACACGCCCCGTGCGTTCATCGAGCCTTACGCCGTTGACGGCAAAGATGGACATCGGAGTCTCCTTTTTGATTGTCGAGCAATCCTAGCACGCCGACAAACGAAAAAGACCCCGCACTTGGCGGGGCGCCTAGGCCACGGGGGATCGCGGCCGAGAGAAAGGAACATGTTGGACGGCTGGTGCGCCTGCTGCCATCGGACGACTCCGAAAATCAGCAAACAATTCCCGCAAACCACGCGCAAACACCGGGGTGTGACATGGATATAGCGAAAGGGAAACGCGTCAGCGCAACCGAAGCAGCCCAGATTCTCGGCGTCCCCCGATATGCGATCAGCCGGATCGATCGGGCGGGCGAGATCATCCAACGATACAAGCTCGGCCACAAAACGCACGTCTACGAACTCGAATCGCTCTATAAATTCCTCGCATCATGCCAATCGAAACCATTACAAAGGCCGGCCGCCGGCGCTACCGTTGGACGTTCGAACGCGTCATCGAGAGCAAGCGTGTCCGCAAAACCAAACTCCTCCCTGCGGGAATTTCTGCGGCAGAAGCTGACAAGCTCGGCCGCGAATGGGACGCTGAAGTCTACGCAGTAGAGACCGGCGTCAGGAAGCAGATCGTCACGATCGGCGAGTGCGTTCGGCTTCACATCGAAGATGAAGGCTTCAACTGGAAAGACTTCGAGACGCGTTGCCGGGTGATGGATAAATACGCCCCGGAGTATGAAAATCAGGACGCGCTGCAGCTCTATGAGTGGTCGGTGAACTTCACCGGCTATATGCGCGCCAGCGTCGACCGAGATGGAAGGCCAAAAAAACCGATGAGCGACAAGACCATCAGCAATACGCTGGGCTATATCAGGGCGGCGATCAAGTACGCATACACCAAGGGCAAGGTTGATCATGACGAGACTGGAAAGATGGCCATCCCTAGGGTCGCAAATGAACGCCACGTTTATAAAGTGCGACGCGAGATGCTGGAGATTGCCAAGGCGTGCAAGCATCGCGAAACGCGTGCCGCTATCAGGGTGGCTTTCTATTCTGGCATGCGCCTGAGCGAGATCCTGAGAGCTAAGGTGACGCGCGACGGGTTCTCCTTGGCCACGACAAAAAACGGTCGCCCGCGCATTGTGCCGATCCATCCGAGAATCGCTGTCATCGCGCGTTGTGTGAAGTTCACGATCCGGCCACATAAGCTCAAGGACGAATGGAACAAGGCTCGCAAGAGCGCCGGCTTTCCCGACGTGCGGTTTCACGACTTAAGGCATAGCGCGGCTTCCGAAATGATCAACGCGGGTATCGACTTGTACACGGTCGGAGGCGTGCTGGGCCACAAAACGCCGGCATCGACGAAGCGGTACGCTCACCTGGTTACCGAGAGCCTCGCGGGCGCCGTCGCGAAAATCGGAACTCGGAAGTAGGCGGACAATTCGGTTTCGGGCAGAAAAACCCACACACCTGATATAAAGCCGGGAATTTTTCAAAGCTGTGACAGCCGCGGAAGCCTTGCGGCGGAAGGCAGCCGGAGTCGAACCGACCTGAGAGCGTCTGACGCCCTCAACTGGGTTTGAAGCCCAGCCGCGCCACCGGACACGAATGCCTTCCTACGGTGATTGAACTACACGTTGCCGATGATCAGAGCAGATCGAGCCAGCGACTATCCGTGCGCAGCAGATGCAGGCCACGGTGGAAGCGAGTATACCCAACCCGGTCGAAGAATTCCAAAAGCTGAATCGCGCGTTTGCGGCCCAATCCGGTGACGTCGCGAAACGGTGCGGCCGCAACCGTGCCGGCATTCTTTTGCGCCTCGGCAGCCGCAATCGAAGCCAGTTCGCGAATCATCTCCGGGTGATAGAAGAGATCGCGCACAACCTGAAACAGCTCACCTTGCCGCGCGAGCTTGCGCATCAATTGACGCACACGCTCCTCGGATACGCCGTGCGCGCTGGCCAGATCGCGTACCCACGGCGGATCGAAACGCCCCGCTTTGACTGCGGGCAGCAACGTAGCCGCGAGCGCGCGATCAGCGTCGTCGAGCGTCGCCGTGTGGCCCGGCAGATGAAGCCAAGGCCCGCGCTTGACGATCTCGTCACGCGTCGCGGCATCGTCGACAAGCGCGCGCCACAGCGCGTCGTCCACCAGCGGCGCGGCAATGCGTCGCAAGCGCGAGATGTCCGGGCCCAACTCGTCCGGCGAGCGTTCGTGGTACTGCGCGAGCGTCGTCGTCAATCGCGTATTGAGCGCTTGCCAAAGCGCGTCGGCGACTAGCAATGCGTCCTCGCCTGGCAGTTCCACGACACGCGTGTTGGACGGCAACGCGAGCGCGGCCGCCGGCATGCCCGTCAAACTTTCCAGCAGCGAGCGCGACAAGCCATGCGGCGCTCTCGCGAAGATGGCGT